ACAGGAACAACAGTTCCAACATTTGATGTTATTATTCCACCTCAAGGTGGACATGGTTCGGATATATATGATGAATTAGGTGCATTTAATGTTTTACTTTATTCTAGAATAGAAAATGATGTTGAAAATCCTGATTTTATCACGGGTAATCAAGTAGCAAGAATTGGTGTGGTTCAAGATCCTAAAGGATTTGGATCAAATAACTTATTAACACTAGATAAGGCAAGTGCAGTTCCTGCTCTTCGTTTAACAGGTGCTGGATATAGTTCTGCTACATTTGCTCCAGATTCATTATTCAAACAAACTATTGGAACTGGTTCTACTGCTTTAGGTAAAGTTATTAGTTATGATCAAGTTACAGGAGTTCTGAAGTTCTTTCAAGATAGAACTATGGCAGGATTTAATACTGTAGGTACTGCCCAAACAAATCCACCTTTTGGATATAATTTAAACCAGTTTACCAGCACTCCAAGTGGCAATGGTAGTTTGACTATTGTTCCCTCTACAGGATCTAATTTGGCGATAGATACGTCCTTCACAGGTGTCTCAACCGTAATAAATAGTAAGACGTATTACCTTGGACAATCATTTAATAATGGCATTGCCAATCCAGAATCTAAAAAGTATTCAGGAAACATTATTTACGTTGATAATAGACCATCTATTACAAGGTCAATAAATCAAAAAGAAGATATCAAAGTTATTTTGCAGTTCTAAAAAATCATGCCACAGCAAACGAATTTAAACGTATCGCCATATTTTGACGACTATTCAGATGATAGTGGTTATCATAAGGTATTGTTTAAACCTGGAACTCCTGTTCAGGCAAGAGAACTTAACAACCTTCAATCTATTTTACAAAATCAGATTGAAAAGTTTGGACAACATTTTTTTAAAGAAGGTGCAAAGGTAATACCTGGTAATACGGGTTATAATAAGTTATACTATAATATTCAACTTCAAAATACTTTTCAAGGAGTTCCTGTATCTGCATATGTTGATCAATTAGTTGGAGCACAAATAACAGGAAGAACATCTGGTGTAACTGCATTTGTAGATAATGTTTTATTAGCAGAAGATTCTGAAAGGGGAAATTTAACTTTATATATTGCTTATCTTGGTTCTAGTACATCAAATAATTCTACGCAAACTTTTGCTGATGGTGAAGAATTAACATCTAATGTTAATATTAATTCTGGTTTATTAGGTAATAGTACTATTTCTGCAGGAAGTCCTTTTGCAGTAACAATAGCACAAAATGCTGCTGCTACTGGATCATCTTTTTCAATACAGGAAGGTGTTTATTTTGTTAGAGGACAGTTTGTTAAAGTAGAAAAACAAACACTTATATTAGAACAGTATAATAATCAAGCAAACTATAGAGTTGGTTTAGCAGTAAATGAAGAGATTATAAACTCCGATATGGATGAAACCCTGACTGATAATTCACAGGGATTTAATAATTATTCTGCTCCAGGTGCTGATAGATTAAAAATTACTCTTTCTTTATTTAAGAAACCATTAGATGATTTTGATGATAATGCTTTTGTTGAAGAGGCACAAGTTGTTGAAGGTGTTCTTAGGTCTAAAATCCAAACTAGTGCATATAAAGGTCTTGCTGATGAACTTGCACGTAGAACATATGATGAGTCTGGAGATTATTATGTAAGACCATTTAGTGTTAGCACTAGAGATTCATTAAATGATAATGTTGGTAATAGAGGTATATTTAAGGAAGGTCAATTTACATATAGTGGAACTATACCTGCAGAAGATCTTGCTGTTTATAAACTTTCTCCAGGTAAAGCATATGTGAGAGGATATGAGATAGAAACAACATCTTGTGTTTATCTAGATTGCCCAAAACCTAGAACAATAAAGACTTTAGAAGGTCAAAATATAATATACAATACAGGAGCAACTCTAAAATTAAATAGAACTTTTGGTGCTCCTACTATTGGTATTGGTAATACTTATATATTAAGTTTAAGAGATCAAAGAGGAGGTACTGATCAAACAACAGTTCCTGGTTCTGAAATTGGTCTTGCAAGGGTTTATGATTATAGTTTAGAGACTGGATCATATAACAACAACTCAGTATTAAATCAGTGGGATTTATCTTTATATGATGTTCAGACAGTTACTAAAGTAAGTTTAAACCAACCTATTGCTAGTTTACCTACACCTACTTTTGTAGAGGGTGCTAATAGTGGTGCAACTGCATTCCTTAAAGATTCTGTTACTAATAGTGCTGCTTTAAATCTTTATGAAAGAGAAGGTGACTTTATAGAGAATGAAGCATTAATATTCAATGGAATTCAAAATGGAAGAGTTGCGGTTGCAGTTACTGCATATGGTATTTCTGATGTAAAATCAGTATTTGCTACAAACGATGGAACAGTAGGAACCGCAGGAACATTTAGTGCAGATGTTATTCAATCTCCATCAATCTTTGTTGGAATTGCAACTGTAACTGCTGCTTCAGGTGGAGTAAGTACTGTAACTAGTGCAAGTAGTGATATATTTCCTGGTAGTGGATTAGTAAAGGTAGATAATCTAGTTCAATTCAGCAATCCTGCTAAATCTAATGATCCAACATATGGAAGAATAACTTCTGTTGGTGAATCTTCTATTACAATTGCTAATGTTGCAGATGTAGATGGAATAGCAAATGGTAGTTTACCAACTGCAGCAAGAGAAGTAACAGATTTGCAAGTTTTAACTACTAATCTTGCAGCATCTTCTGATAATACATTATTTACAAGACTACCTAAAGATTATATTTCTGATGTTGATTTAACTAATGCAACTCTTTCTATAAGAAAAGTATTCACAGTTAATATTGTAAACAATAAATTATCACAAGCAGTTTCTGCTGGATCTAGTGAGTTTTTCCTTCCATTTGATGAAGAAAGATATTCATTAGTTCGTGTTGATGGTTCTACAGAACCTTTAACTGCAGATAAGGTGGAAATTAGTCTTGATGGAAAAGCATTGCAAATTTATAATTTAGGAACAAATGATGCAGGTGCTCAACTAACAACTACACTTACAAAGCAAAAACCAAAAGCAAAGAAGAAGATTAAGAATAGAGTTAACAGTCTTATTGTCGATAAATCTACAAATCCAGCATCTGGTATTGGATCGACTACAACAAATGATGGATTGACATTTGGTGCATTCCCATTTGGAACTAGAGTCCAAGATAAACTTTTATCATTAGGTTCTGCTGATGTAATGAAGATTCATGGAATATATGAATCCTCTAGTTTGGAAGTTCCATCAGCACCAAAGATGGTACTATCTGATATTAATAGTCAATCCACCACTACTATAGAATTAACTGTAGGGGAACACCTTGTTGGACAGAATAGTGGTGCAGTTGCAATGTATGCGGAAAGATTAACTGATAGTCAAATTACTTTCATTTATAAGAATGATTTTGTATTTGCTGAAGGTGAAACAGTAATATTTCAAGAGTCAGAAATTCAAGGGGTTGTTACTACATTAGATGCTACTAGTTTTGAAATAGGTGGTGAATATACATTTAGTACTGGTCAAGAAAAAACCATATATGATTACGGAACTATAACTAGAAAACCAGAATTTGAAGCACCTAATAAGAAGATTAAGGTTTACTTTGAGAATGCATTTTATGATTCTACTGATGATGGCGATATTACTACAGTAAATTCTTACGAAAATTTTGATTATGCTAGTGATATAATGGGAATTGATGGTATTTCTAATTCTGATATTATTGATATAAGACCTAGAGTTGCCGATTACATAGTTTCTGAAAGTTCTAGATCTCCATTAGAGTTTTATGGAAGAACATTCAATAATGAGGGTCAGACTGCTACTAGTATTCTAGCATCTGATGAAGCTATTGTTGCTACATTCTCCCATTATCTTGGAAGAATTGATAGAATTTTCTTAACAAAAAATGGAGAGTTCCAAGTTAAATATGGTTCTCCTGCTGAAAAACCAGATAAACCAGGTATTGTAGATGCTGCTCTTGAAGTTGCTACTATAAATTTACCACCATTTCTCTTTAATCCTGAACAGGCAGATATTCGTGCTCATGAATATAAGAGATTCCAAATGGTTGACATTAAGAATCTTGAAAATAGAATTAAAAATTTAGAGTATTATACTGCATTAACTTTATTAGAAACAAATACTGCCAACTTATTCGTTTCTGATGCTGATGGACTTAATAGATTTAAGTCAGGATTCTTTGTTGATAATTTTGATTCTTTCTTACCACAAGAAGATAGATTAGGTATTAAGAATAGTATTGATAGGTCATTCAAAGAAGTTAGACCAAAGCATTATACTAATTCAGTAGATTTGATTTTTGGTCCTGTTACCGATGTTGATCCTAATACAGATTTAGCATTTAGTTCAGTAGAAGGTATTAATGTAAGAAAGAATAATGATGCTATCACTCTAGATTATGCTGATGTTGAATGGTTAAAGCAGAGTTTTGCAACAAGAACTGAAAGTGTAACTCCTTTCCTCATTAGTTTCTGGCAGGGAACTGTAGAACTAACTCCTGCAAGTGATAACTGGGTAGATACTGTTAAATTGGAAGCAAAAGTTATTCAGACAGAAGGTAATTATGCAGAGACAATGGCTGCTGCAAGTAGAAACTTTGGAGTAGATCCTCAAAGTGGATTTGCACCTGTTCTATGGAATGCATGGCAGACTAATTGGACTGGTATAGATGTTGTAGATAGAACCAGAGTAACTCAAACTGGTGGTCAGTGGGGTCAAAGATTTAGTAGAGGTGGATGGCCAAATGGAGATCCTTCTACAAACCCCGCTAGATGGATTCAGCAGCGTAGAACTACAACTACTAGAGAAGAAATAAGGGAAACAGTTCAAAGGGGTGTAGAGTCCAGACAGGGCGTTAGAACGATTGTTAGTGAAGTATTTGATAGACAGTCTCAAGGAGAGAAGGTTGTCAATAGGGATATCATTCCTTACATGAGATCTAGAAACGTTGAATTCGTTTCCAAGAGAATGAAACCAATAACTCAACTTTATGCATTCTTTGATGGAGAAGATGTAACTAAGTTTTGTACTCCAAAACTTCTAGAAATAGAAATGACTTCTGGTACATTCCAAGTTGGTGAAACTGTTATTGGTAATGTTCAAGGAACAGGATTGGGTGGTGATAACTTTAGTAATACAAGACCAAGTATTACATTTAGGGTTGCACAATCAAATCATAAGGAAGGGCAATATAATGCACCAACAGTAACTTATGTTTCGAGTCCTTATACACAAAAACCAATTCCTGCAACATATACATCTACTTCAACTACGTTGAATATTGATACATATTCTCTTCAAAATGAAACTCAAGGTGAATTTTTTGGTTTTGTAGAATCTGGAATGATTCTTACAGGAAAAACTACTGGAGCACAAGCAAAAATTACTAATGTTAGATTAATTTCTGATCTTTCTGCTTTCTGTGCTGGTAGTTACTTCATTCCAAATCCAAATGGAGTCAATTTCCCAAGATTTGAAACTGGTAGTAGTGTCTTCACTCTTGTTAGTGATAAAGATAATAATCAAGATGAAGCAGTTACTATTGCAGAAGAATCATATACTGCTGCTGGTGCATTAGAAACAGTTCAGGAAACTATCATTTCAGTTAGAAATGCTAGAGTAGAACAGAAACAAGAATTCCAGCAACGTAACGTTAATAGAACACTTGGATCAGAAATAGTTTCTACTGCCATAACTGCAGGACCACTTGAGGAAAGAGATGTAGGTTGGTTTGACCCTCTTGCACAATCTTTCTTGGTTGAAGAAGAGACAGGTGTATTCTTAACAAAATGCGATGTATTCTTCCGTACTAAGGATGATATGGACATTCCTGTAGTGTTCCAATTAAGAACAATGCAGGGAGGATTCCCAACACAAAAAGTTTTACCTTTCTCTGAAATTGTAATAAGTCCAGATCAGGTTAATGTTTCAGGTGATGGATCTGTTGCTACTACAATAGAATTTAAAGCTCCAGTATATTTGGAAAATGGTGGAGAATATGCTATTTGTTTAGCATCTAACTCTACAAAGTATAGTGTTTATATTTCTCGTATTGGTGAAGAAGATCTTCTTACTAATACCTTTATTTCTAACCAACCATATTT